CCCCAAAAACACCGTTACTTGAGTAGCCACCACCGCCACCACCAGCATAAAGCGCTCCCGCTCCGCCAGCGCCCCCATATGGCGTCGATCCACCATCGCCCGAGGCAGAAACACCGCCGTTACCACCAGGCGATTGAAGGACGGTGGCCGAGGTGTTGCTTACAACATTACTCTCGCCACCTGCACTACCACTCACACCAGCCGCACCACCACTACCTCCAGATCCAACATTAATTGTCAAGCGGGTTGATCCGCTAATTGGATAATTGTAGATTGTTACAAAACCACCCGCTCCACCGCCACCAGGCTGGGACCACGCATTAGCACCTGCCCCACCACCACCTCCACCAACGACATATATGGTTGCTGTGGAAACACTGCTCGGTACGTCAAGAATATAGTTTCCTGCTGAGCTATACACATATGTATTTGTCGTTGCAGAGCCTGCATACGACCCTTGATAGGCCATAGTATAGGATGTCGCAGGTGAGTAGGAGGTTGTATATACGCCTGTAAATGTCGGGGTAAAGTTGCCAATAAACGTTCTCGTGTACGAAGCAGCTCTAGTTCTTGTATAGCTTGTAGGAGAGTTATACGATCCTAAGTATGATATGCCAGTGAAAGTATTTGTATAGGAATGAGGATTTGTTTGTGTATAAGTTGTACCCGACCACTGCCCAACAAAGGCAGTCGGCGCGTTGTAGACCCCACTATACGTACGCGGATTAGTTTGTGTGTAGGACGCCCCCGTGTAGTCTCCTACATACGATCCGGCCCATGCACCCGTGTACGCTTTTGTAAATGTTCCTGTATAACTTCCAGAAAAGGTTTTTGTGAATGTGGTCGTGTAACTACCCGTGTACAAGGATGTATACGTGCCCGTGAATACATTAGTGTAGACTAATCCACTGAATGAATTGGCATACACCCCCGTAAAATCCTTGCTGTAAGTTCCAGCATATGTCCCAACATAATCTTTAGTATACAGCGTGGTATAATCAAAGTTAAATGCGCCTGAATATGATGCACCTGAGTATGTTCCGGTGTATGCTTGTGTATAGTCGCGGGTATAGAGGTTAGAATATACTTTTGTAAATGTTAGGTTATTAAAACTACCTTGATAGGACCCTGTGAACAAGCCACTATACGTACCCTGGTACGTACCGGCGTAGTCTTTTGTGTACGTTGACTGATACGTTCCAGCATACGTACCGGCGTAGTCTTTTGTGTACGTTGTGCTATATGCTTTTGAATAAGCACCTGTAAAAGTGCCAACGTATGTGCCAGCATAGCCAACTTCCTGCACGGCATATGACGTGTCAACAAACGTCCCCCGACTTGTCCACGTGCCTGTAGCCGGCATGGTTGTTTGAAGTGCGTACTTGCCAACCCCTGTTGTGCGAATGTACTCACCGACAGCGTTTACAAGGCCTAGGATTTCCGTATTGGACATCTCAACCAGCGATCCTGTGCCAGATAACTTCAATGGGCGTAATGAACCGGCTGTAGTCCCAGATGTACGCTGCCAAAGAGAGTAGTTAATTGAATTGGAAACGGAGCCAGTGTAGAAGTTGTCGGTCAATGTTCCATAACTCGTCCACGTGCCTGTCGCTGGCGCGCCGTTTGCGGCCTGTCCAACGAAGTAGGCGCCTTGTCCGCCAGTAATCATCGTCTGCACGACGGACGGAATCACATAGTCGAGCACATCTTGATCACTCATCTCCTGAACTTTATGTTCACCCCCACTCAATACATACTTAACAGGACGTGCTGGCAACGCAAGCGAAGACAGCGTGCGCTCGTTCTGGTATAATGTGTAACTTGTTGGGCCATAATCCGTGATGGGATGAGTGCCGGGAATACCGCCCTTATATTCTGTTATTGTGCCACGACTAACATCGTACCCATCACCTGACGCCGCGAGACGTAGGCGAGTTTCATAGGATGTTGATGGATTGTTGACTATTTGTGTTAGGACAAGAGGCGCAACAAGGTCGTTCAAGTCTGCATCCGACATTTCCTGCACACCTGCAGCAATGCTAGCAGATAGGGATGATAATGTGTGTCCTGTTTCACTTACAGGGTTAGACGTCACATTAATCGCAGAACCACCCAAAGTAGAGGCGAGTTGAAGAGCTGTGCTGTTAGCGCCAACAACATAGTATAAACTGTTGGCTGTTAATCCTGTCAAAGCTGTGTTGCCAGTTGCTACTCGGTACTCGACCAAGGTACCGTTTGCAAAACCGTGCGCTGAGGTTGTTGTAATGTACTCTGTTGTAGAGTTTACGCCGGTGTTTGCATTGAAGGTTGCTGTTGAGCTTAGCTGATATTTGGCTCTAAGTGGTCTTGGCATTTCATGGTCCTACTCGTGTACCATTGACATCATATATGCCGAAGTTACCAGCATGCGCGACATTACCAGACTTATACTGGAATGTGTTGGATGTTAGCTGTAGACCTACTGTGGTTGATGTTGAGTTAGCAACAAAATTGAAGATGTACCCACCATCATTGACTGATGAGTTGGAGTTGTCGTATGTTGAAAACGTAAGGCGGCTATTGGATGAGTTTGCCTGTAGAATAATCGATGAGTTAACGCTAGCAGTTGCTGACAGGAAACGCAAGCCGTTTGTGTTTGCAGCACTGAAAGCCACATTACCCGTTATAGTCAATAGATCTACAGTTGATGGGGAAGTGTTCTTCAGACCAATTCGGTTATTAACAGCATCAATGAATAACAAATCAGTATCGATCGTTACGTTTGCACCATCACCAACAGTAAATGTGCCGTTTACTGTTGCGGCCCCATACACGCGCAGTGTGCCCACGTTTGCAGCTCCCAATGGAGCCGTAATATTACCGGAGTTTTCAAGTGTGACGCGTAATGGGGTTAAGGTGTGGCCAGACTCACTTGCCCCAGACGTGATGTTAATGTTTGCACCACCATACGTTGTCGATAGCTGGAATGTGTTGGGCGTCGTGGTAATCACATAATATTTTGTACCGCTGGCAAGACCGCTGATTGCTGTATTCCCTGCCGCTACAGTGTAGCGAACAATGTCGCCATTGGAAAATCCATGACCGTTGGCTGTTATGGTGTCTGTTGTATTTGCAACATTCGCAGAAGCGTTGAAGCTTACTGAAGAACCAATAACATCTACAAAGCCGGTAATAGTTGTGTTGCCAACAGCAGCTGTGTTACCGACCGCGAGCGCGCCGTTGACCGTTGCGCTTCCCGCAACCACGATACTAGAGCTAACATTAGCAAAACCGGTGATGGTTGTATTACCAACAGCAGCTGTGTTGTTTACTATAAAAGCACCATTGACTGTCGCAGCGCCAACTACGTTCAGTGTTGTACTAACATTGGCAAACCCAGCGATCGAGGTGTTACCGAGAGCAGCTGTGTTGCTAACAGTAAGTGCGCCATTAACAGTTGTGGCAACCTCGAGGTTTGCCGTACCGGCAGAAACAATTAAGCCGTGTTCAACCTTGAACTGAGTATTCGACGCTGCCATGCTTTACCTATTTAATGAACTGAACAAACATTTTGACACTAGAGTTAGCAGCAGCCTGTCTGTAGTTAATTGCCACCGCTGTACTATTTAGTGATGTTGTAAATATGCCGACGTTTGCTCCCGTCGTAACTGTTGCATACTGAGTGATAACAGCGGTATTCATCGTGGCATTGGCTGAGTGCGCCAACACAAGCTCCTGCATCTGTGTATTACCTGTCAACGATACAGCCACAGCACTAATCTTTGCGCCGGTGTATGTACCCTTAGGGAAGTTTAACATCTCCACATCAACGGTCGGACCAGCTGTGCCTAGGTTTGTGTTGGCAACAACTACCAATACAACATCACTTTGCAGTTGTGTGTTTCCACCGACCTGAAGCGTGCCTGATACATTGGCAAACCCTGCAATTGTTGTATTGCCAGCGGTGAGTGTTGTTGATACATTGGCAAACCCTGTAATTGTTGTATTGCCAGCAGCGAGCGTTGTTGATACGTTGGCAAAGCCTGTTATTGTGGTATTACCAGCAGCAAGTGTTGTTGTAACATTAGCAAATCCTGTGACAGTTGTATTGCCGGTGATCGATGTTACGCCCGATACGTACAGGTTATTTACAGTGATTTGCAAATTGCTTGCGGTGCTATTGGATGTCAGCACAACACTGTTCAGTGATGAATTGGCCTTTAGCGTTGTATTACCTGTAGCAAATAGCGAATCAACAGTTATTTGAAGATTGCTTGCAGTGCTGTTGGAGGCAAGAGCAAAGCTCGTTAACGATGAGTTGGCCTTTAATGTTACGTTGCCCGTTGCTGTCGTGACCGCATTTATGTTGAAGCCGTCAACGGTGATTTGAAGATTGCTAGCCGTGCTGTTTGTTGTTAAAACTACATTATTAAGTGACGAATTGGCCTTTAGTGATGTGTTGCCTTCAACAACGAAGCTATTAGCAATAGTCTTGAAGTTAGTTGTGTTTACATAGGCATTAGCAGCGTTAACATACACGTTCGATGTGAAGGTTGCTTGGCCACCAACAACAGAAAAGTTAGATCCGTTTGTATATACGTTGGCAGCCTCAACATACAAGTTAGCTGTCGAGTTGACTTGTCCGGTCGTAAATACGACGTTCGATACAACACTAAGCGTGTTTGCTGTGGTTACGGTACCGCCACGAAGTGTGTTTGCAACAGCAACCGTATTAGCGCTGAAGATGCCAACGAGTGATGCATTACCTGTGGTTGATCCACCAGCCGCATTAGTATTAGCTGTTAATGCATATTGGTTAACTGTGTCGGCTAGAAAGTTGGTAATGCCAACCCATGTCGCAAACGAGTCTGTGGCAATGTTAACATTTGATACTGGTCTAGACATTTGACTTTCCGTTGACTAATTGTTCAAGCAACATTTTTATTGCTGTAATATCTTGTTTGAGGGTTTTGACCTCAGCAGCTAGCCTTTGACTCTCCAGAGTCGCCTCTCTATCTTTCTTGTACTGTTGATAGCTCGCTGTGTCTATATTTAGCACAGCAGAGCTACTCCTATCACGCATGAATTGACGATCGTCAGTACGAACTAATTTCATCAGGCAGATACCGCGATTGCTCTTACATCATCAACAAACGGCGTCTGCACCCCGTCACTCGACAAAAGTACGACCTTGATAGCAAAGCTGTCGTATCCTTGATACTTTGACATAGCGGAGTTAAAGTAAGTAAGGACGTTCTTGTTTTGAATATCAAGGTAGCCACTATTTGTTCTTGTGATTTTTTCCACAAGAAACCCAGTCCCCACAATGCTTGAATTAGAGATCGCGCGGCCAAGCGTAAACGTCGTCGTGTTAGCGTCAATAACGTTGTCAACAATGTACGACGACGGAATGCTTGGAGAATACACGCGCACAAGACTACCTATTGAAATATCAGTGTTTACTGCTCCAGACGTGCCAACAACAACTGCGTTGCCACTCGATGTTGTAAACTGGCCAGTAGCAAGGGTAGCTGCTCCATATGTCGGGACGGAGTATGTAAGCTCAATCATATCGTCAGGGTTCGCAGGATTGCTTAACACAGAGAGCGATCCTGTATCGAGCGACAGCTCGGTCCAGTTTTTTGTCTCTAACGTTTCAACGTCCAGCGAATTTCTAAACCGTGCATATACCTTTACAGAACTGTTTGCAGGCTGAAAGGCAGTCACGTAGACCTTCAAATCTTCAGCGAGTTGATCTTTAGTCAAAGATACTGTCTTTGAAACATAGCGTGACTTAGAGTTGCCGCGGCCAAGGTATTCATTTGTTGTATCATTATTAACATCGTACTGCTCAATAAACACATCGAGGTCTTCCTCAGCAACTACAGGCGAGGTGTACTCATTCGTCGATGTCATGTTAATCGTGCTTTGGAACGAATGGTACGGCGATACGGCCTGTACCTCGTTGGTGCGAGAATCAAACATGGCGGGATAGTTTGTAATAAACAAACGCTTGCCAATTTGAAACTGTTGTTCGTTAGCGCTGTCCACACTACCTGCGGTATTAGCAAACGTCATCTTTGTAACAATCGACGAGCCGACAGGAGCTAGAATGTTGTAGCTTGGCACAACACTGTTGATGCTCAACGATAATATCGAGCTGATGTTGGCAGTTGCTTGAGAATCAACGCCGTTCAATGTTGTGCCGGTCGATACGTATAAAGAGCTGTTTGAATTTACATCCTGTAAGGTAATAACATCAGACAGTCCGTTATATGACAGCACGCGGCCTATCACTGTTTTGTAGTAATGAGCTGAACTGTTTGAAAATGACGGTGTGGCATCGACGGTAATGACTGTTGAATTTGCACGCGATGTAACCGTCCGAATGTTTGTGTTGCCTGGCGTCCCATCCGTGATGACGATATAATCACCGACCACAACAGTTGTATCAAACGTTGTACCACTTCCTAGAATTGTATTGGACGTGGATGTAGTCGTGATAGTGCCAGTTGCATTAGCTGCAGTCACATAGGCAAGCTCACCGCCCTTGAACGTGCTAACTACGTTAGCTAACTTCAACGTCTCCGATGGTCTGTTAATAACAGCAAATGTAGCAGTATTGCTGGTGAAACGCGCGATCTTTACACGGAATGCAAGATCGGCATCCGTTTCAGCAGTCAACTGCTGACCGTTAGTCACGCGGTATAATGACCCATCAACCTTGCCAGACGATACCTGTGTTGCTGCTGTACCAAGTACGTTTGTCACTCCTGCTTTGTTATACCACAACGAAAAGTCGGGATCGCTCCCATCAAATTTAACCAAAAATGCATACTGCTTGTTTGTAGTCACAACAACAGGTCTACTAAACGTGAATGTGGTCTGTGCCGTCGAGCTTCCCGTCGTACTTACAACAATATTAGCGTACTCAACACGCGCTTGGCTCTTTAAATATGCAGCCTGAAGATCGGGCGTACCTTTTTCGTCTAAAGGACATAGAAAGACTGAAACACCAGGAGACACAATTCCTGTTTTTGTTTCTCCGGCTGTTGGCTTTGTCTTAAAGAACAAATCAACGCTTGTAATGAATATGCGCTCGGCTTTTTGAACAGCCTCTTTGTCAACAAAGAACGTTTGAGCTAAATCGAATCCAATCATTTATTGTCCTTGCGTGCTTAATCGTTACCAGGCCCACCGACGCCAGCACCGATGCCTGATCCATGAACACTATCATCGATAGTCGACGCGTCTGGAATTGAAGAAGTGGTGAGAACGGAAATGCCAATGTATCCTGCAAAATAGGAAGATGATGATAACGCGTAGTCTGACGGCAGTGTCGACTCGTTTATATTTGATACAACAACTTCCTTCACTCCAGCGACCAAAGACGCGGCCCGCTGAAGCTCTTGCACAGGAGATGTACTTGGAGGTAGATCTGCCTGGTAATAGAAGTCAAACACAAGGTTGCCGCTCGTGTCTGTCACCAAGGCCCCGCCAAGACTTCCACCAAGCGGCTTGATGTTTGAAGCCGAAACCAGACGGCGCTCAAAGTACATATAGTGAGGAGTGCTCGGACGTAGTCCTTTAATATCCACCCTGAAGACTTGCTCGCGAGCTGTAAACGAGACCGGGGAAGGGACGCTCACCTTCGGAGGCGCACCAGGCGTCGATATGGGCGTTTGTTTGAAGTTGTCTAGAATAGGGTCGATCCTATCCTCTGTTTGAAATAATTCTATTGCCATTTACGCATCCATTTAGTGAGAGACCGTGTGTGCTAGGCTGCTCCAGTTGCTAAAGTTTGGCGAGGATGACAGCGTTGCTGCCTCGCCTTCCACCTTATCCTGGATTTCAAACGTAGGCGGTGTGATAGTCCCAGATCCACAGAACTGTGCACGTATCGGAGGAGTAACCACAGCGCTACGTATACTCTGATCGATGAGTGTTTCCTCGTTATATGGCAGCATTAACTGACCACCAACAATCGCGTTGTTTGTTGTAGAATCCGTACGATCAAACTTAGCCTGTACGTTCAGCTGCTTTGTAACTGGTTTTAGGCTGCCTTTAACCGTGTCAATTGTCGCAGCGAATTCACGATCTTGTACACTTGCTTTACTAAAGTCGTTGAAGCTGTCTACAAAGAAAGCGTTTTTGAATCTATTGACAGTCGGTGTAATGGCGCTTGGAATCACAAGATCGCGAATCTGTGCTTCAGCCTTGTTCAGTGCAACAGCATACTCTAGCTCATTGATTCGACGCTCTAAGTTTCCTATGTCGGCCATAGTATAGCGCAGCGGCTGTGGACTTAACACAGACTTATCTAAACGTGTTCGAATTGTATAGCTCGCTGCTCTTCGACCGTCAAACGCTCCCCTACTATTACCGATGCGCTTTGTTAAGAACTCCATTGTGCGGGCGTTAACACTTGCTGGTAAAGAAGGATAGGGAGGCACGAAGAGAGTCGTCAACTTCACGACATCAGAAGCAACGACCTGAGGCGATGGTTGTGTAAGAGCAGGCATTCCTTGAATGACATTGAAGTTGCTGTTCTTGTCTACCGTCACCACATCGACGCGATAGTTATAGTACTCAACGTCAAACGTGATCTGAGAATCGGGTGCCGGAAACAACTTAGCTGCAGATGTCAATGTAAATGTATTTGCAGGGTTCAGTGTTGCAAGACTTACGTTTGAAGTAACATTTGCAACCACATTTGCATATGGGCGGAAGTCGATAGCATCACGTAGGTCGATGTAGTTACCTGGGCGTGTAATCAGCTCAGGTACTTCCAGCAAGTTAACCGTCGTATTTGACGAAGCAAGATTTGCGCTGTCGTTAATTGAGTATGAACCGATACTAAAGAAACCACCTGTGTCGTTGGTTGTAAACACGTCGAACTTCACGAGCATGTAAGCAGTGCTGTTTACACTGTATGCAGATGGACTCTGCAGTGTCAGACGCGCAGGGCGATACACATTCTCATCATCATTGTTATCGATGAAGAAGTATTTTGTGACGTCGGTGCTATTGACGTTAACAGTTGCGCTGTCGCTGATGTATACGTTTTTCAGACGAGCAAGGCCAGGAATTCCAAGACTCCAAGGGCCTGTATTACCAGCAGCGTTGTTTGCCGTGTAGAGCTTGACAAACCTGTCACGCGCAATTGTTTTAGCGGTTGCTGACGCACCACTCTTGCGCACGTTGTATGTTACAACAACGTTTGCTTCTGCAGCGAACGTATTAGCCAGATTGATTGTCAGCACTTGTCCACCAGCGGCCAGACTTACGATACGTGCTGAACGACTTTCGAGCGGAATCGGATACAATGCAGGAATAAACAGCACAGCATTACCACTGATTGAGCTTCCAACATTGGATGTCAGAGCCATGCTTGTGTTGTTTGTAATCTTTGAGATACGGCCTACAACGTTGGCAGTGCTGTTAGCAATCTTAACAAAGTCGCCGACACTGAATGAAGTTGCAAACGTAGTAGATGTTCCTGTTACTGTGTTAGCGCCACTCGTAACAGAAACGCTACCTGCTGCGTTAGCCGCTGCCTGGGTGTTGGCAATAGGGAATACAATTAGATCGCGCTTTTGTGTATCTGAGAGATTGCCACCTGCCGTGTAAGGGTGCGTCAAACCAGAACCCACAGTGATTGTCACTGTCCCTGACGTTGTAATTTTGAGTGTTGTATCAGAAACGGTCCGGTAAGTGTACGTAACATTAGAAATTGTTTTTACACCAGGCTGGCTGACAGGGAACACCATCTGATCGTGTGTTGTGTCATGCAATACTGCCACACTTGAGCTTGTTGTTGCATCTGTCTCAAGCACGATATCAGCAATACCATCACCACTTGCGGCCGTGTAGTATGCGCTCTTAACTGATCTAAATGTTTGTCCAGCATTCATCTGAACATCGAACAAATACAAACGGTATGTTGCATCAGGCGTGCCTGGTATGCCGTTATCAATTACAAGCGAACGAATACGTGCCGTTCCAATCTCACTTCCAGGCGCTGTAATGGTTGTGCCTGAGGCAAGCGTAGTCGTGCTTGCATAGGTCTTTGCCGTGTCACGCAACGATACGGTCGCGCCAGCCTTGAAGTCCAGCAAACCAACTAACTCTTTTACATAAACGTAATTACCATAGTTGACAGTAATCGACTGATTAGTGAATGATGTAGAAGTGCTTGAACGAGCAACATTCAAGTAATTGTTATACATCGTCTGAACACGATATCCAGAAATGTATGCGAGACCTGGATCTACAACAACTTGTACGTTGTTAGCATTCAAAGTGCTCGACTCTTTTGTAGTAACAACAAACGGGTCTGCTACGAAGTTTCCTTGCGCCTCGCGCGTGCGGCGTGCAAGTTCATCGCCCAAGGTGTTGTAGATTGTAGTGCGGTTTTCTTTATACGGCACGCCGTCTTTCCACTCAGCGAGTGCAAAGAAGTCTACATTTGCAGCTGCTTCGTCGAGAGTTAGCTTTGACAGCGTAGGCGTCAGTTTTAATCTGTCCGCGCCAGGCGCTGTGTAGTTTAATGTATTTGCAGCGTTATCATATAACGATTCATCTTCATTGGCATCGACGGTACTCTCGACAGTCTTAAAACCAACTGCAACGTTGTTAGGTGTTGTTGTGTATTTGTCAACGACAATCACCTGGGGATCAACGCGCAAGAAGAAACCTTTTTGATAGATTACACCCTCTGTCACGCCAAACGCGTAACCGGTTCCAACAGCGTTTACCGAGCTATTGCCAACGGTCACAACAGCCTTGTAGTTTTGTGCTGCAAGATCGAGGTTGTTTAGTGTAGCTGTTGTGTTAGACGTTTTGATTGTAACGATTGGCAGGAAGCTGTACCCACTGCCGGTATTAGCAAGTACGATATTCTGTACAATACCCAACGAGTCGGTATTGACAAATGCTGACGCACCAGAGCCAATCAATGACGTCACATTAGCCGACGCACTACTTGTATTTCCGACAATGTTATAGCCAGCCTGGAAGGTCCATGCAGCTGACGTCTTTGAAGTGTTAGCTAGGTCAGCCAACAAAGGACGCAGACGAAGAATGATTGTGTTGGCTACAGCTGTCGCGTTGATACCGACAATTGTTGCCTTAGCGCCCGTAGTAGCTTGTGTAACAACTTCCGTATTCGTGAAGGCACCAGTGTTGCCTGAGATTGTAATGGCGCTCTGCACAACGACCGTGTCAGCATTAGAGAATCCAAGCCCACCGTTGTTTACAATAACCTTAAACAGCTCGTTTTGCTTGCTGAAGACGGTCAGGTCTTGATCTGGTTTGAATTCAGTGTAGATTGCCGAGCCGTTGCTTGTATCAGGATCGGAGCTGTTGATGTACTGTAGATACAATGTCTTGAGATCTGGTGCTTTCGACTCGAGACCGTCTTCATAATTTACAACCCGTGCGGTTAGATTCAAATCACTCTTGATGTAGTAGTCCACATACGAAGAGGGCAGAGAAGGCTCTCCATCACCCTGTAAATCTGTAATCTTTACAAAGCTGTATGTCGGCATGTAGGAGAAGTTAACACCACTTACAATTGTGCCAGACTTAAATACGTGATCACCAAAGCGCTCAATCTGATTTTGCAGAACGCTTTGAAGCTGATTCAGCTCGCGCGTTTGTACAGCTACACCAGGTTTAAAAAGAACTCGATAGAATTCTTTTGTCTGATCGTAGTCGTCAAAATATGGACTGGAACCTAATGAGTTTTCTAATGGCATATGCGTCTCTTAAAACTGCAAAATCAGTTTGATGGTCTCGGATTGTGAGTTTGAGCGAGAAATCGCACTCATATTCTCAACATACAACACTTCGCCAGATCCTTTTACAAGATCGGGTGGATAGTAGAACAAAACGTTTGCTGTAGCTGTTGACGTTTGGCCGACGATCGTGTTACCTGTATTTATTGTGCCGGTTTCGTGTGTCAGGTAAATGAAATCATTGTCTTTAGCATGCACATTCCCACGGCCAAAGATCACCATCTCACCATCTTCAAGAATAGTCTGGTACACACCTTCATCGATTGTAAAATCGGCTCCAGAGAGTAGGGTATACGTATAGCGATGGCGTTGATCGAACGTTTCAAATCCTTTTGCTTTATTGTTAATCAAAAAGCTCGCGACATTTGCTGTAAATGTAGTGGTTGCTCCTGTGATTACCTGACCAGTTGCAAACACACCAGCAACATTAGTTAATGTGAGTAGAGTGCCTTCCAGGTCAGCCACTTCACCAGTAGCGTTTGTGTTTGCCTGGGAAACAATTTCACCAATTTCGAATGATCCTGTGGGAGACGACAACGTCAGTTCAACAGAGCGATACAACGGATCCTTTAGCAGACCTACGCTCCTGTAGTCATTCGTCACAGGGATCGTGTTGCCTTCTGTGTTCGCAAACGTTGTGCTGATACAAAGTGAACGGCACCCAAGCTCATACTCGGGATTAGAACCATGCCCACCTTTAGGACCAAGCACCACATTCAACACTGCGGCATTCGACACACCACCAGTATTACCCTGTATTGTAGCGACCGCGTAGGTGTATGAGGACCCACGGCTTACAATCTCAATACCACTAATAGTGTTTGCTACACTTGTGTCTACAAGCGCTCTTGCTACTGCATTAGATCCATCACCTGTAATCAACACGTAGGGTGTAATTTCATATGTCGAAGTTGAGTCTGGCAAAACATCAAAAGCAGACTCGAGTGTGATTGTTTTATCGTTGCCAATTACAACATAATCCACAATCTTGCGACCCTGCCCGTATCCCGTTCCCGCTGTAACATAGAGAAAGCTGTCTTTGTAGAAGTTGTTTGATGCGGATGCGTAGTTTGCTAGGTTGAACTTCTTTGTGTCTCCACCAACTGCAATGTCCGCTGCTGTGAATGTGTTAGCAAGAAACGTATTGTAATTTGATCCGCGATAGCTCACAGCAATTACATCGATTGCTCCAGACACCGCATTACCTGTAACAGCCGTGTTTGCTACAACAGGCATCAGCGTTGCAGTAGCAAATTTGTTAAAAGTAGTCGTATCGACAGAGTACATATACTTCCACACGTACCCATCAGCCGTGCTATAGAATTCATCATTTGCTGAGGTCTGTGCTAGACTAGGAGCATACATCGATGCTGCATTACCGTTGTTGTCAAGACACTTAAACACATTGAATGCCGCCTCTTCAACAACCACAAAAAACTCTTTGCCCGTCAGATCTTCATCCGAACGGTAGGCATTATACAAAGTATTGCTTGTCCAATTATAGCGCGGTACCATGCCACACACATCGTTTGCAGATACACGCTTGCCGAACACCATTTCATCGTATGGGTCATACAATGTTCCATCTACAGAGTTCGTTTGATCCGGAATTGTACTGTCGCCGCTCGGGTAGGTAAGATGTGTTCCTGCGAACACATAATACACACTGTTTGCAGTTTCGTTTATGGATTCGCGAAACTGATTTACGTTGTGCAGGCGAAAATAATCTGTGATAAGAGACTTGGCCATATTTGTTTTAAGAAATAACGACGGTATTTATAGCCGTCATAGTAGTATTAATCTGTGATGTAGATGATACGCGGCCGAACATCTTTGTCCCTGCAACGTGTGCAACCTGCTTCAGCACGTCAACATATTCACTAAACGGTATTTTTGTCTGCACCTCGTAGCTATATTCTTGATAGTAGTCGTTATCCTGCAAACGTTTGTCGGCATCAAGAAATCCTCGCGTCGTCGAAAAGAACCCAGCACCAACACCCTGCTTGCCCAACTGAGCAATTGCAGATACTTCATACAAGCTACCTTCTTTTGTCAGTGTAACGGATTCCAGATCCTCGTACCCATAGCCTGAATCATACACCTGCAACTTTGTCACAACGTTATTTGCCGTCTGTACGTTTGCACCGATGTTAGCATTCAACCCAAGTACGGGCAACGTGTTTACCTGTGCAACACTTACGACTGTTGCCTGAGCACCTGACGTACGCCCCACAATTGTGCCGCCTACGGAGAATGTATTCTCAAGGTTGATACGCTTCAACGCCATGTACGATGAGTTAGCAACCTCTTTCACCAGCGCTCGTGCTGTGGAGGTGATGGTCACGCCAGTATTAATTGCAGTAACGTTCGCGGTCGCATTAGTTGAGAATGTATGAAGTGGGTACGTACTTGTTGCTGTTATGGTAAATGTTCCCGTCACATCGCGAAGTTTCATCGTACCGGAACCATACTCAACAACATACCCCTTTGCTGCTTGGGTGTTTGTGCTGTTTGCTTGATAAACGAACTCACCCACGACGGGCGATGAGGTGGCATTACCCTGCGCATCGGTGCCAGCAAAGCCTGTATACGTTAGCTGCACAGCAGGTGCTGTCAATGTCTCTTCGATCCGTTCGCCGTACACAAAGGCACCACTGATAGGAGTCACGCTCATTACATAATCGTGCTTGTCATATCCAACTACTGCCTCTTCAATAACAGCAACAAATGGGTTCATGTTATAATCAGTGCCTGGGTTTATTCCTTTTAACGATGCAATCGAACCAATCGTTTTTGATTCAAATATTAGACAATCTAGCAGCGTCGAATCCATTGTTGCACCAGGGAACTTGGTGAAGCCAAGTCCGTGAAAAGCAATCGTCCCGTCCGTCAATTCTCTCAGAGGTCCGACGAGGTGGTGACCCGTTTCTGTTGCGCCCTTTGTTAAAGTAATAGCTGTACCTGTTTTCGTTGCCTTAAGCGACATATGGGTGTTGTTAGCTGCATCAACAAAGTATACGGTGTTTGTTGTGAGACCGATATTTGCAGTGTTACCCGTCGACACGTAATACAGGACCGGACTATTAGCTGCGTAATGATTAGAGTTCGACAGCAGTATGGATTTCGTAGCCGTATTGACCTGCGTGTTGGCGTTGAATGTATCATCGACCCCGAACCACGCTGTGTTGGCATTGTAACCGGTAAGTGCTACGTTATAAAATGTAACATTACCTGTGTTTTTGCTGTGAAGAAAGTCTGGCGACAGTAGCACTTGCTCTGTATCAGTTATCTTGTTAATGCTGAAAGTAGCCCCAACACCCATGCTTGCATTTGCAACTAAAGCTACTGTGTTTGACGTACCGCCGACGAGATTTGCGTAGGGTGTCTGAATAAAGTTGCCGCCAACAATATTATGGACACCAACGAATCCTGTGTTTACACCGGTAACGTTAGCGGTGACCGTGCGGTCAGCAAATGATGTAATCGTGGCATTTTGTGATGCTGCATTGACAGCTACGACAGTGAATGTACTGTCAATATTGATTTGACCAACATTAGGAGCGATGACAATAAACCCAGTTGTGTTTGTTGATCGGTTTGTTTGGACGATGATTCCATTAGCCGCAAGAGCACTATTGGGATAGTAATTTTCAACCTTTGCGCCAATATCAAATATCAAATTATTCCCTGACGCGATTGAGTATGCAATGTTTGCTAACGTTTGTGTGACAGTTTCAAACCGTTGGAAATTGGTAACGCTTACATTAGCGTTCGATACGGTGTTGACGGTAAGAACTTTTGAAGACACGATAACATTGGCGGTGTTTGAATATCCCCATCCACCGCTAGTCATTGCATCAATAAAAATGAAGTTTACTGTACCTGTTTGGTTTGATATTTCCGTCACCCGCGCTTTGCCTTGCTTTCCGCGCGTGGACACAACATCAAAAATGTCGCCAACGGCAAATTCAGCACCACCAACAGATACCGTAAGTTCTGACAGTGATCCAACGACTTGTGGCGCATACAAAAGCTCTTGATTTGCTGTTGTAGTTATCTGCTCGCCAGTTTGAAAGCTACCTCGAAGGTTACTAAGGTACGCTACATCAACATACTTTGTCCCAATACGGCGACGCACAAGGCTTTCCAAAAATGCCTTAGCACCAGACACGTTACCAATAATTTCCTGTGCAATAAACTGCTTTGTGCGGTCACTGACTGAAAGCTCGAGGTACGTTGGTTTTACCCATGTTCCGTCTGACGTTCTGAGTAGATCATTGCCTGGAAAGTATAATGTCGCATCTTCACCATACATTCCGCGCATTACTAACTTAACACCTTGCTCCGATCCCTTGGTGCCATACACTGACGTAGAATGCTTAACGAGCTGGCGACCCTCTGACGAATTCAACAAGGGCGTATTCTTGAGGTACTTTTCCTTGAAGTACTTGACAAACTCGTCTGACGTCTTATCGATATCCCGTGTGTCGAACAGACTACGAGATGCGCCAACAGCTTGATTGGTTTGCTCCATCCAAGCGTAATATTGCGTAACAAAGTCAATAAAGTTTGGACCTTGTTCCTTATAAAAATCCGGAAACTGGCTTTCGACTAGTGTCGAAATAGCACGTTCAATATCTCTCATTGCCTCACACCCGTCACGTTTACAGTAACATCTTCATCGTTTACTACAAGTATCGTATTTTGCTTGGCGGTAATGTTTTTTGCTCTTGGAATCAAATACAACTCAATATAACTTCCCTCATACGAATCAAAAATCACATTTGTAAATGATAAGCGCCCCGTCTCATAGTTGATAGTACCGATATTTTGGGTTGCAATGACAGAACTACCGCTAATCGTTGCGGCCAAGATGTTGCCTTGAGCATCATCAATAATAATTGCCTGGTTGCCCTGATATGTGATATACGTGCTCGTCAGGGTGTGGCCATAATGCACACTTCCACCAGACATCTCTAGTGACGATTCGACGGACAAGGGGTTATGTGTGTCAACCACAGACTGAAATTTAACACCGACTGTTGGGTATATTCGTTTGGCGATTGTCACTGTTGTGTCATTACCTATGATACTTGCATCTGCGTTATCAATTTGTGCGCACATTGCACTGTAGTATAGTGTCGTTTTAAATTTGTTTAGGTTTGTTGTGTTGTAGCTGCTAATAGCTGCTCGAACAGCTGATGCAATGTCTGTCGTTGTTTTTGTCGTGGTGTTGATATTGTAGTTCACGTCCGTCGACACATGCACATACAAAAAGTCTGGGTCGATAAACTCTGGTTGAATTGTCAACGGTGATCTGTCTTTGATAAAATCATAAAATGTTTGTTTGCGAGAAAGCGGTGCACCCTCGGCACCAGCAACATCAACAGAAATTATCACACGACCGTAGCGCGGTGGGTCCACGTCTTCGCCACCATACACACTGATTGCTTGAATATCAGAAAAGTTTGCACTCAGGAGTGTTTCGTAGTCAGATGCTGTAACAGCACGATCCTGTGCCTGGAAGGCGCGAGGTGCATTAAATTTTATTGACTCCAATGTTTCTGCAACAGCACCACCCACAGCAACACTTGTTGTTGTTACTGCAATGTTTGCATGGCCGTCGATCAGGCCATCAGGTACAAATACACTAGCACCATTCGGCAACTCGCCTGCACATGAACGATACCGGACCACAACAGTCGATCCAGCCTTCGGGCGGCGGCCAAACACACCATCACCAAACACTATCTCATATTGTTGGTTTTCTGCTGCTTGTACAAAGAAAACCTTCGATGTGTCTGTCACGCCAAGAAGCTTTGTTGCTCGCGTATAAGTGAGTAGCGTCTGACCTGAGTCCTCATACACACTTACATCGAGTGATAGTACATCAACTGTAGGCGATGAGAGAACAAAACGTTGCTTACTTTGGCCATTCATCACAAACGTATCTGTCGTGACGGTACCTTCGTACACGTCCGTGCTCAACATAAACTTACCAGTGGCATCGGAAGTCACAACAAACGCTTCGCCAGTGGAAAATGAGTATGTGTTAGAGCCAACCCGTGAGGTAAATGACGTGTATTTTGGCACAACAACAGACGACACTGCTGTATTCGGCGTGATAGTAACACTAAGCCCTGCCTTAGCAGACGTGAACGAACGGGGTGTGTAATTGAGCTCCTTGGCATGCGACACAATACTGTCACGTAGCTGGGCGCTGTCAAGGAACATCTCACTCGCGACCATGTTCGTGTAGAATGCGTTCAAATACGTATTGTAGGCCATTACGTCCAACAACACGTTAATATTAGACCCTTCGTAGTCAAGGTCCTTGAACTGTGTGTTATTTTTTAGGTAGCTTTTTAGATTGCTTTTGATACTGGCAAAGTCCAGTCCAACGAGCTCGAAATTCGTGTTGGCCATTTAGCGAATCCTGTCCAAAATGATCTCTAGAGTGATAGGTTCCTGCTTATTTATTATGCTAAAAACAATTGTCGCATACATGGTGTTTGTATCCTCATCAATGTCAACAGACACGTCTTCAACTTTTGCACGAGGCTCATAATCGTCGATAGTTGATCGGATCAAATCTTCAAGAGTTGACGATGTTGAGTCGGTTGCTTGTTCAAATAGCATCGACCTTAGGTCACTTCCCAGCGTGTTATTAAAAGGACGATCACCACGGTTTGTTAAGAGAAGGTTTTTAATTGAGCGCTTAACAGCATCTTCGTTGGTATAACGCACAAGGTCCTTTTTGATGGGATGAATATCGAAGTCAGTCAGGAAGTCTGAAAAATATTCTTCTTGTGAAGAAACTGGTGTTTGCTTATCTCTGCGTAGTATGATTGCCATCTTAGTCCCCTATCAACACTGTCGACGAGCCAGTCTCAATTTGATTCGACCCAACTGCATCACCAGCATCTCCAGTATCAGCAGTATCTCCAACACGTGCAGCGCCATTTGTACCGTCGTTGAGAATGATCTTTGATCCTTTGATCTTGATCGTCCCATCTGCTGTTAGTGTGTAGTTACCTTTGACACGTATCTCAACATCACCTCCAACATAGATCGTCTTGTTTTTCTGAGTAATATCAAAGCTATCCTCAACAGTTTTTACAACACGTCGTCCATTCGAGTTGATCTCCTCGTAAGATCCAGACGTGTGAAAAGTGTGTAGGCGCTCTGAACCTGGCGTGTCATCCATTTCAGTTACGTGACCTGCCTCCGTCTGAAACACCTTGTTGTAGGGGTAACGTGCATTATATGCTGACCCCGGCTCCATTGGCAGCTGCTGTTTAATTAGAGTCTGTGTGCCTGTGGCTAGCTGCGTCATGTCGCCCTTACCAGGCAGCGCACCAAATATGATCGGCATGTTTGTCTCGTTGCCATCAAGAAAAAACCCAACCACCGTTGATCCGATCTGCAGACCTGTTGCAGATACTCCTACCGACTTTAGACTCGAGCTGTATAGAGGCATTAAGACAGAGGCCCATGGTAGCGTGGCTGTTGGTGCCTGTGCCGAATCACCATGCACATTGTATATGCGCACACGAACGCGACCTATCTTTTCTGGGTCTTCGCGGTCTTCAACGACACCAATAAACCATCTAAATCCTTCTTGACCAAGTTCTTTCGTTGTCATTTAAATTCCCATCTTCACACAATCAAAAACGACGCGATGCTTTGATCGAGTACTAGGTGTTACAACATGGCGCAAGCGAACAATAAGATAGTTTCCGGATGACAGTTTTGAGTCTTTTTTACGTGTTGTTAGGCCGTCCGGATCAGGTAAATGGAGTGTAACAAGATCACCGACCTTCAATCCCGTATCGCCATGGATCATTGCTCTGGTTATATCAGAGTTCAGTAATGATACAAACGAATTACGAGACGCCATTGCAGTGTCAATTAATGTGTCTGGAGCAAGTGTGTTCTTTGGCGTGAAAAATTGCTTAGATACACCTGTAGCGTACTTATCAATGAAATCATCTGAATTGGGGATCTGTGCTTTTTTACCGGGTGTAACAAACTGAGAATATTTGTCGGTAAGAAGAAACGTTGACGATTCAAAGCTCTTGGTCGCAACATCAAAGGTGCGTGTCACAGCCTTATAGACTCCATCAGCTGCTTTCATATTTGAGTCGGCACGCGCAATGTTTGTAAAATCGAGAATTGTTCTAAACGCATTTGCTTGTGCTTCTGGTGACCCCATTACATCTTGTTGCGCATTGAATATTCGAGAACCGATTGTTGATTTGCCGGCCTTAATTAGTCCCTCGATTGTTTTAAAGTTGAACCCTTGCTGGTTTTCAAAGAACACATAGCTTGAGGACTGGAATTCCTTACTTACAGCACGAAGGCGACACATGTCGATGAGCTCGAGTGGGGACAGTTTAGGAGTGGCTAGCGTTTGAATGCCACGCGTCTCGTCAACGATCAACGGCTTCGTTGTCTTCAAGTAGCGCTGAAGAACACTACCGACAATGTTTCCAATTGTGTCAACGTATGCCTGGGTAATCAATGACGATCCGTTGTATAGATGCTCTTCACTAACACAGCGCAGCACGAAGGTCGACCCTTTGCCATTCACATCACGCTGTACTTTTGTTACCTCAAACGATTTGAACTCATATGTCGTCGACTTGCTGAGTCCAGGAGTCATAAGTTCTACTTTAATTGTTTCTTCACCAATAATTGGAAATGACTCAAGTAGCCCAACATTGTCCTGGAAAGCAAATTCAGCATACATTGTGGGCTTGGACATATCTTCCCATATGTCAAAACCAACAACTTGATCAGTCGGATCAATACGCGCTTTCAGTGCTTTGTTTGAAAGCTCGAGATTCTTTATGATTACATCACCAGCCTCAATATTTTTCATGACCCGAGAAGATCCTTCATATCGCGATCAACGAGGTCGAGATAGGACACATTCAACAGTTTAATATGCTTACGACTTTCGTTGAGTTCCTGCTCGTAGTCATAAGCACTGACTGCCGACCAGTACGCGAGTTCTTCAGACGGTATACCGTACGTAATAGAAGAAACACTACTGATAGTAGCGTTGACGACGTTGTTTGAAATCGTTGCATAGACCGCTGTAGACGGCGACCACGTACCACTGATGTGTTTTAACGTGACTGTTGTGCTATTAGCAAAACTGACTGTCCCTTTAGCGCCGCTCTGCTGTTTGATTAAGTCGTCAATTTCAACGTTGGCAAATGACCCTGTCAGCGTCTGAACGGCGTTCGTCTCTGACCCAAGATCAAGCTCTTTACGCTGATAGTTTACTACCTGCTCGTTAAAACCAAGTATAGGTGACCAGTACTTTTTGTTCGATGCAGCAAGTGCCTCATATGCTGCTGTTGTTATAACACTATCATCATCAGCATAGTTGACTCGAAAATATAAAGTCCGAGCCATAGCAGCTTCAACGGTTACATACTTCTGCTTGATAAACTCATCAAACGCATGTTGGCTTTTTGGCCACTCATGCGACGGATCGACAATGTTGTTGCTTAGGTACACTACCCAGTCGTATGTGGGCGAGTCGTAGTAGCTTTCTGCTATTTGATCTGCGCGCTCACCTTCTTGTATCACGTACGGATAAAAGGTTGCTATGTTGTTTGCAACACTTTCATCGAATTTTATCTTTGCAATAACATTAGTAACTGCTGTGTTTGAATACAGCAAAGAGGGAAAGTAGTTAAAAAAGCCTGACATACATTACCCGATCATTTAGGACTTGACCTGCTACCTGAGCTTGCACCTGTCGTTGCACTCGATCCCTTTACCGAGTCAACATCGTTTGCAGTGAACGGGCTCATTTCCATAAACGACATAGACACTTCAACCATAACCGGATCACCAGTCTTAAAGAAAGCAGGAGTGCCATTTGGTGCGTAGTTCACTGTCAGTGATTTCATCACGCATTGTTTAATTTTGTAGGGCACTTCTTTGTATCCACCGTTGTGAAACGAGATTTGACAGGTACTTGGATAGCTAAACAACATGGTGTTTTCTGACACCTTAGGGAGCATGTTGATTTTGAATTGCTTGATAATCTGTTTTAGCAAAGCCAATTCCTCTTTGCTGTTCGGAGCAAACCTATAACTGAACGAGTGTTCACGCAGTCCTATGTTACTAAACATGACGGCAAGATGAGGATTGGGTGCTACACCGAAAGCAGTTGATCCCAACACAGCCGCCATCTCACCTGCTTTACCACCAGGCTTATTGAACATAAAGGAGGCTCCTGCAGCTTCGCCCAACTTCTCTGCACTTGTAACCGCACCAGCCGCACTTTTTAAAACACTCATGCCGCTACCGCCTTGCTTAAGCTGATTAACAATCGAATCAGCAGCAGCACCAACTACAGGCCCAAGCGCTGGTGTTTGATATTCAACACCAAAGTTTTCAACTAAGTTCGCAGGCATTGGCAGCACAATCGTCACAAGAGGCTTGTTTTTTGGTGGTGACAACACGTCGCCGCGCTCGTATTTGTAAAACATGAAACGAGTATAATACTTCATTGCAGCTGGGTACTCTAAAGCGCCAGCGTATTTTGCACGTTTTGCAATCTTTTCGGTAGGCGAGGCGGCTTTAGAAGCTACAGCCGGCCTCGATTTAAAATCCGGTGACGGAAACGAGCTTTCCACTTTTAGCGACGCAGAGCTGGCTGCACCTTTGGCGGCATCAGAGATTCCACTAATACCACTTTTAATTTTGTCTGTCAACGAGTCCACAAACGACTTCGATGCTATCGAAACGTTCTGACTGAATTGTTGAAGAAGATCGGGCATATATAATTCCTATGAGTTACAAAGGCTTTTTTAAACCTCGCAATCCGACAAAATACCGCGGTGATTGTACGAATATAGTGTATCGAAGCCGCTGGGAACTAAAGTTCATGGCATATTTAGATGGTCACAAAGATGTTGTAGAGTGGGCCAGCGAAGAGTTTAGTATTCCCTACCTTTCACCGATTGACGGTAAGGTGCATCGATACTTTCCTGATTTTTTAGTGAAGAAGCGCAATGCTCGTGGTGAAGGAGAGACTCTACTCATTGAAATTAAGCCAGCAGTCCAGACTAAGCCACCAGCAATACCCGCACGAAAAACAAAGCAGTTTATTAACGAGGTGAAGACATGGGGTGTGAATAGTGCGAAGTGGAAAGCAGCTGAGGAATTCTGTAAAGACAGAAGCTGGAAATTTGTTATAATGACGGAAAAAGAATTAGGGATCAAATTCTAATGGCTACTGAACTATTTGCTGACCTCCTACAAACTGCTAACGTGCCTCAAGCAACAAGCAACGCTACGCAATGGCTTAAAGAGCAGGCACAACTGACATCCATGTCACGGAACCTGGCCAATCCAAAGACTATCCTAGCCAACCACACCGAGCGCTTGATTGCTAAGCCTTTAATTGGTCGCATGTACTTGTTTGCTTATGACCCTAAGTACAAAGAAGAATTACCGTATTACGACAAGTTCCCATTAGTGTTTCCATTCAAGAGTGCTGGCCAAGGGTTCTATGGCATCAACATGCATTACCTTCCACACATGCTGCGTGCTCGACTAATGGATGCTTTATATCCTCTCGTTAACAACACCAAGCAGGACGATACAACGAAGTTGCGCATTTCGTACAACATACTTGCAGGTGCGTCAAAGTACAAGTACTTCAGACCATGTGTTAAGCACTATCTAAATAGTCACCTGAAGTCGCGTTTCTTGTGGATCCCAGCAGATCAATGGAACACGGCTCTTTTCTTACCGCTGGAGCGGTTTGTGGGTGCCACACGCCAGCAAGTGTTCACTGATAGTCGCAGGATGGTACGATAATGGGAATTCTCAACACAGCAATGAATGCAGTCGGCACCGTGTCGGCCCTTTCATCGCTGTTCGGCTCAAAGCCAGCAGGTGGAACATCCGGTAAGCTAAACAACTTCATCTCTGAGATACGTGCCAACTCCGTTGCTCGTACAAACCTATTTGAGGTGACAATCACAGCTCCGAAGGTTCTCAGCGGTAGTAAGATTCCACAAAAGATTTCATTATACGCTGAGGGTGCGCAACTTCCCGGCCTGTTTATTCAAACAGCGGACCTAAAGCGCTACGGCATTGGACCCAACGAAAAAGTTCCATACTCCATCCAAACCAACAACACGACGATAAAGTTTATCGGTGACGGTAAGGGAGAGATATACAAGTTTTTCTACACCTGGCTGCAGAGCATCGTGCGTGGCGACTACGACGTTGCAAGTACTCAGGTATCATCAAACGGTCTTTCTGCCTATGAGGTAGAGTTTAAAGATCAGTACCGTTGTACTATAACAATAACAACATTCAACGAACAAGGCACGCCAGTGTTTGAGTATCAACTGAAAGAGGCGTTTCCTATCAACGTCGCTGAGGTCGATCTCAACTGGTCCGAGTCGTCTATGATGCAGTTTAGCGTACAGTTCGAGTATCTGCAGTCTGTACTGGTCAGTGCAAGCAAAGATGTTCAATTGACGAAAGGTGGATTGAAGGGGCTTTCAACACTACAGAAGCTCGTCAAGATTGGAACAGCCGTTCAAACACTGGCATCAATAAAACGTCCGAGAAACGTTCAAGATGCATTGAGCTCCGTCACAACAGTACAAAACATTCGCCGTGGTTTTTAAATTTTGATTTTGAGGTTTTATTATGGGCCTACCTGTTATACAGCATCCTACATTTTCTCTCACACTTCCTTCGACAAAACAAAAGATTCACTTTAGACCGTTTCTTGTCAAAGAAGAAAAACTATTGCTCATTGCTCAGTCGAGCGACGATCAAACCGACATTATTCGTGCTATCAAGCAGGTCATCACCAACTGCATTACAGACGCAAACGTCAACGTAGAGAAGTTCACCACGTTTGACCTCGAATACTTTTTCGTGAAGCTACGTGCTAAGTCGGTTCAAAACATTGTTAGTCTTTCGTATAGAGACAATGAGGACAATCAGATTTACGAGGTGACGGTCAATCTCGACGAGGTTGAGGTTACAGAGCAGACAGACGTTCAGAATAAAATTGAAATCTCTGGTGAGTCAGGCATTGTGCTGAAGTACCCTCAACTCGACATTATGAACACAGTTGAGAAAATCACCGATCCCGTCGACTTCAACTTCGCTATTATGGAAGCATGCATTGAGTGCGTGTACCAGGGTGATAACGTGTACAAGACATCAGATTTCACACGCGACGAGGTTAAAGAGTTCATTGACTCACTTGATGTAAAGACATATCAAGCCATTCAAAAGTTTATAGAAGCAATGCCACGCCTAGAGCACACAGTATCATACACTAACTCTAATGGCAAGAAGGTTGATATTACTCTTCGCTCGTTAACTGATTTTTTTACGTTGCGCTGAGCCATAACACCCTACCGAACTACTACACGCTTTTGTTCAGTATGGTTCAGCACCATAAATATTCGATTACTGAGCTTGAAAATCTTTATCCTTACGAACGTGACTTGTATGTTGATATGTTGAAGGATTACCTAACAGAAGAACAACAGCGCCTAGCGCAGAGATAATACATGGCAACATTCGGCGCGGATTTAAAAAAGACCGCAATCAAAAAAGTCAGCAAAGCTGTTTTTGGAAGCGGGATTGTAGGATCGGCGCTGGGCAAGGCGTTTGAAAAGAAGTTTGCCGGTGAGGAGCGTGACACACAAGTCGGCGATGCCCTCAAAGAACAATCAGCAGAACAAGACAAAGTCAATGCAACTCTACACCGCATTGAAGCTGTCGTCCTGAACATAGCCGACAACATTTACAACATTGCTGGTGTGTGGAGCAAACACGTTGCTTCAATGGAAGAAGCACGGCGTGCACAAAAAGAACGAATGGATCGTCAGGCAGCGGAACAGGAAGAAGCATCATCTGAAAACGCAGCCGTCAAGGTTGCGGGACCAGCTGTTGCAGGCACAGCACCACAATCCCCAGAAGAAAAAGACAAGGGCATGATGTCCAAACTATTGGGATCGATAGGATCTACCAAAAAGTTGCTGGGCAAGGCGTTGCGTAAGTTTGCTCTTGTCGGGGCTGGGCTTATGGCGGCGGGTCTGCTGGGTACTGCTGGAGCAGCGGCAGGTCTTGGAGCTATTTACGCTGCCTCACGATCAACGAGTGAGCAAGAAGGTGGTGATCAGGGGGACCAGGGAGACCAGACAACAGAAGAGGCTGATCAAAAAACAGCTGATCAATCGACGAGTGGTGCACAGCAGGTTAATGTCAACGTCTCGTCAGCACCACCAGCGCCTGAAACATCATCCAGCACGTCCTCCTCTCCAGCATCATTCATGACTGCTCAAGCAGCACCACCAGAACCTTCTCAGCAAGAAGCTCAGGTGTATGAAAGTGTGCAGCGTACATCCGCTGAATCCGTTGCTGCAACGTCAGCTCCTGCTTCTACTGCACCGCCGCCGTCGAGTACAGAAAATCCAGCAATACAAGCCTTCAAGCTAACGATTGAAAACTTAAAGCAGCAGGCAGCTGTCGAAAAGGATCCTGTTCGTAAAAAGCAGCTTGAGGATTTGATCAGTATTCAGGAAGAAGGTTTGAAGCAGGCAGAGGCCGCGCAACCAGCATCAACACCTCAGCCACAACCACAAGCAGCGGGGTCGTCAGCATCAACACAAGCACCGCCTCCTTCAGCGCCTGCACAGCCATCTAGCCCATCAAGCATGGTCGCACCACCGTCTGCGGAGCCTGTTCCCCAAGCCCCAGATACAGGTGCTGAGGTTGGCCAACTCAGCACAGAGGTTGCTGCTGCAAGTGAACCTAAATCTCAAGAGCCTCAGGTGTCAAGCAGCACAAACGATATGACGTCGCAACTAACACAGCAACCAATGCAAATGCCGTCGCCTATTGCTGACCGTGGTTCGTTAGACAATGGAACTGTTTTTAGGGCTGGTATGTAATGGCTCAGTTTACAGATACGTTTAAAGAGCAGCTACGTACCAACGTCAGAACAGCTGCTGAAGACAATCTGGGTATCATCGGCGAAACGATGAGGATACGCCGCGAAAAGGCTGAAGAACAAAAACGTATCCAGGAAGAAGTGAAAGAGATTCGCTTCAACACAGGAAAGATTACAGAAACAGACACAACGCTAATCCACATGGAAAAAGCGTTTACGCAGATTTCCATGAACGTGCAGCTTCTCGCCAAGGCGATGGATGCTCAAATCGTTTCTGAAGAAGAAACAACAAAAGGTCTAAAAGAACAGCAGAAAATTGAAAAGAAGGCGCCTCAACCTCCTTCATTGAAAGCACCGGCACTTCAGGAAGGTGTTAAAGAGGAAGATGATGCTGCCAGTCTTTTTGATAGCATCTTTGATAAGCTAAAAATTCCAACAAAGAAGCCACCGTCTGGTAAAGAGCCGAAATATAATAAAAAAGAAAAAGAACGGATCAAAAAGCAGACTGACAAGGCCGGTAAAGCTGCCAAGACTGAAGCTGAAAAAGCCATGCAAAAAAAGCATGGCAAGGACTGGAAAAATAACCCAGCAGCCAAAAAAGAGTTTGAGCAGCTCGCAAAGAAGCAAATTGGTGCTGCTAAGGCAAAGGCAGCGAAAGCTGCAATTAAGGCCGTTGCTCGTCGTAGACTACTTGCATCCATTGGTAAAATGGGTGCTAAATCAATTCCGTTTGTCGGTGCGGCCGTTGGAGCAGCATTTGCTGTCGGCAAGCTGCTGAAGGGCGACTGGCTCGGTGCTGGCATTGAAGCAGCGAGCGGCTTGGCGGGACCTCTGACATCGATACCGTTAACTGTCGCAAGCACAGTTCGAGACACATATGAGGAGGTGTACGGTGTTGTAGACACAAAGGATCCGGAGCGTAATGAGCGATACGGAGAACTTTATGATTCAGTTGTTGAAGAAGCTGAGGATGTGCTAGGCACCAAGCTCGATGCTGTCAAACGCAAGCCAGAGCAAACCGCTGCGCCAGGGCCGGCTGCAACACAACCAACACCTCCACTAGTCATACCAGCACCAAAGCCACCAGTTCGTGCTACAGGTGAACAAGCAATACCTACCGAGCAGCCTCAAGCAGCTACGCCCGTTGCAACCGCGCCTACAACTTCAACACCTTCGTCTCTATCATCAGTCGCAACAAAAGCAGATTCAGGCGTCAACCTCGATGGTTTCAGTAGCGTGTTTGAAAAACGTGTTGCGACAATGGCTCAGGCCTTTATGGACCGCACCGGCAAGAAGTTGAGTATCACATCAGGTGTGCGTACCAACGAAAAACAAAAACAGCTTTGGGACGCAAAGCTAGCTGAGAACGGCGGCGATGTTGCTCGTACACGTAAAATGGTAGCCGAACCTGCCCCTCCGCTTGGTGGTGGCCGTGGAAGTGCTCACATGAGTGGACAGGCTATTGATATTAATTCAAAAGGATCGAACGGTATCAACGTGCTTGCTGGGTCGCGAGACAATCCAACAGGCTGGCTTGAAAGTTTTGGTCTGAGTCGACCAGTTGCCAACGAAGATTGGCATATACAGTTAAGTGCAACAGCGCCAACAGCAGACAATCCAATTAAGCCCGGAGCCGCAATAGAAGTGCCCGGCAAGGATGGTAAG